CAGAGACAATCGATAACGTCAGTGTTACGTTTGCCTGAACGACGTTCGGGGGTTGCACCGAGAATATCGAGCCGATTGGCCGCACAGCGTCGATCGCAGCGTATGCGGTCGAGAGAAGTGACGATGGTGGATACCCAGAACCATCGTCGACCGTGATAAGAAAACTCCCAATCCAACGGGCACCGTCTGAGGCCACATTTTCCGCTATTGTGAAATCCAATCCCTGCTGAATACTGCTGATCGCATATCCGACAGCACTGAGCGTCGCCCGTGATCGGCTCTGCAGATAGTTCCGAAACCTCAAGCGGAAGGCAGCATCAGACTCCGCGTCCAAACCGTTCTGAGTCGCTGCTGGATTGGCGACCAAGTCAACCCCTGGCATCGCGGTCGCTATCAGCGAAATCGTGTTCGCCAAAACGTTGCCTGCACCCCCAGAAACCTGTGCGACAATCGGAACCGTCAGGGAACTTACGCCTGGACTGATCGTATAGCCATTGAGTTCTGAGTTCCACATTGAATTCGTCGCGTCGGCGGTCACAACAAATGTAAGCGTACCGTCTCCTGTCCGAACCAAAGCTCCGGCAGGTATGAGCGAGGGCGCCGTGGCAGTATAGCGAGAAAACGCAACCGACCCGACTGCCGGTACAGCGGGAAGGCGGCTGAGCGACATATCCGCCATCCAGCTGTCGAGATCTGGTCCGACACTCGTGGCTGCCCTAGTCATTTGCAAGACCTGCAGGATCAACCACTGCATCCAAAGACCTACGGACGCGTTGGCCTCAAGAATTGCACGCAGTGTGGATCCAATCTTCAGGTCCAGCAACTGTGTTGCCGCGGACTGAACGGCCGCTGCCATGTTCTGGACCAGGGAGGTGAACGTCTGAAGCGACAGTTGCATGATCAGGTGCTCACCGAGAACGTCAGCATTTGCGTCTCGCCAGTTCGAGAGTCTGTGTACCGAATATTAACGTATACGGTCGACAAAGCACCCGCCGGCGATATCTGCACGTTGATGACCGGATCCGGTGTTTGTGAGACGGCTGCCTCCTGGAATATCTGGCTCCGAATTGTCGCCATGATTTGCGTTTCGTTAGCGGGAGCACCAACGAAACCCGCTAGCCCGGCCCCATAGTCCATGTGCCAGATGTAATCCCCAGGGTTCGTGAGCAGTCGGCGTAGCACCCTTTGTTGGCCCAAAGTGGATCCGCATACGATCGCTAGATCTCCCGTCGCGCTCGTGGCCAGGTCCGAGTCCCAGACGTGAAAGATGTCGTTCACGTACTTTAATCCGGTTCATTCGAAACCGATGTCGTGCCGCCGCGCGAGTCGACATGCGTATGTCCGTCATAGTGCGCGCGAAGGCCGGAGAGCGGGCCATGTCTATCGTAGACATCGCCAGTCACATAAAGATCGCCGCTCATGCGAATGGTTCCATCGTTTTGAAGCTTGATGAAGCTGCCGGAACTGTGCACGAGCCACATCTCTCCGACAGGGGCGGCCGGAGGCAATTGGGCGGTGCTAAACGCAGCACCGACGATCACGCCATGCTCCGCGTTTCCCTCCTGCGCCAGCACCATTACCTGATCGCCTGGTGAGGGCGGGCAAACGAGACCCCAACCGGCGCCAACCCAAGGGGATAAGACCGGCAGCCAACCGCTTAGAACTCCTTCGGGCTGCAGATTTACCCGTGCGCACGCCGTATTGGTATCCACAGAGGTCACAACGCCAAACCGCGGCTGACCCGTTCCACAATCCAACGACTCGGCGTGCGCTTTGATGATATTCAGAAAACGTTCCATCGTCCGACTCGCGATTGCACTTTCAGTGCCAATTTAACTGGTCGACGTTGTTCGAGGGCTGCTGCTTTTCGCCCTTACTCGCTGTGTAAAGCCGTCATTCAGGTTAAGGCGACGCTCGACGACATCGACATAGTATGCTTGATCAAATTCGGTGCCCGTGCCGGTCAAGATCAATCGGCCCACCGGGGTCAACGACAGATCTCCCGGTACAACAAACTCGACGACTCGTTCATGCATGGTGAGATCATTCAGCTTTTTCTGTGCAAAATTTAATGCTTGATCCGCGGTCAAATTGGGGCGGACATACACGTATTGCAGGGGGCTGGACGATCCGCCCGAACTATCGTTCGTGCTACCCGTGCCGGTCACCGTTTGAGCAAATGCGCTCTTCTGGCGGGAATTCCAGCTCTTTACGGTCACCTCTATATTCTTGGCGAGAGTAAGGCATCGATCGAGTTTCAGATCGATGCAATTGGTGGGCGTGACCAGGTATGGAGCCTGTACTGCGTTGTTTGATGGAAGAAAGCTCAGAGTCGTCCCAGAAACTGAAACATCGAAACCCTCTTGCAGGGCCAAAAATACCAACAAGTCCCATTCTGTCGTCGATCGGCTGAATTGGCCAAGCGTTATACGATCGTGTTCATCCTGGTAATACCTCCCCACCGGCGTCGTCGTTTGCACAACATTGGGGGTTAGACCGTGCCGGTTGGCAAGCAACGAAGCAATCTCGCTCGAGGTACGATTAGAATACGTCTCTTCAGTGCGAGTTTCAATCAACTGCGCCGACAAGTCGCGACCCGTAACGTGAACTAACCCTCTGGTGGCGTTTATCGAAATCTTGTCTACAGTGCCGGTGAAGAGGCTGACAAACGAGCTCGCATTCAGACTAAATAGGACTTCGATCGCAACGTCCAATTCCGAGGACCAGAAGGCGCTTCCGTACGCCGAGCCATCGCCTAATGCGAAGGACGCCGAAAACCTGTCGGCAGAAAAATGGCTGTTGCACGTGACCTCGACTTCTATCAGCCCTGGGATCAGATCGCCGTTCGCCATAATGCGCGCTAAGGGTGATCGCTGCGAGGTTAGCATGTCACTGGGGGGCAATACCTCCTCCCGCACCCGGGTCGGTGTCAGGGATCGTCAGGAACACAATACCGACCAACATCGGGTCCGATATGTTGTTTAGTTGGGCAATCCGAATCCACTGCGTTGCGTCACCAAGCTCAGTGGCTGCAATCTGAAACAAGTTGCACCCCGTTACGGTGATCGTCTGCATGGTCACGTACTCGCGTTCGCAAGATTGATGGCGGCACGCCCTACATAGGCCTGGGCAACTGTTAGCGAGCAGATCTGTTGAGCCGCCAACACGATGCCATCCAGGGTACCGGCTGCGGATGGAATCTCGCCATCGGCGGGCCATGAAGCATTTGCGAAAGTGACTTCGGCCTGAGCGATACCAGTTCCAACCAGTGCGCTAGCGCATGCAAGAGTGGCTAGCGTCGAGGAATATGTGGCCGTTCCCTTCACGGCCGCGTCTGGCATACCCAGCGCACTCTGTGTGTCCGATAGGTCGACCCCAACGACTGTGGCGAAGTTGCAGGCGGTCGTGACGTCAGATAGCGCATCATCCGCTAGCGATATCACCGACGCGACCACGCTGCTGGCCCCAGCGCACACTATCGTGCAAGATATCCGATAGGGAATCCACCACCCCGAGCGATAGTCTGCCTCAAATTTATTGATGATGACGGAGTAAAAAAACACGTCCCAGGTAAGCGGCATAAAAAGACCCGCCGCACGTATTTCATCGATCGAGCGGGCACGAAGGGTGGCGTCGGGACCAGAAAAAGTCCCAGAAAACGAGATATCCGAATCATCGCGGCCCAGCGCGTCAATCACGCGCGCCCCACCCGGCAGACGATGAATCGCCAGGCGTTGCGCCCCTCCAATATTGATACTCGCGGGAACTTCGAAGTTCCGGAAAGCAATGGGACCCAGCAGTAGCGCGACGTTCGACATTACGCTGCTTCTCCCGTCAAGCGCTCAATGGCGCACCGGGCCAGGTGGGCGTCATACGAGGATCGAACCCGGTCGTAGCCGCCCGCGGCAACTCGGCCGCCGTGACCAGGCGGTCGGTCATCCATCGCCCGAGCCGCGAGCCATCGACATAAACGTCCCCCTGCAACGCGGCCGATGGTGGCTCACTCGGTGGTGGGACGGCCGATTGCAGCGTCGGGTCGATACTCGGAGGATGTGCCTGGCCAGTTGTGTCGTACGGAGCCGCACCCACGGCCTGCGAGGGGTCCATTTGCACGCCGCCGGTCGGCTGTTGCAATGGATGCGGGGAGACGCTGTTACCAACCAGTGACACCGAGATGTTGGGCTCACCGGGGGGTGACCGAGGCGAGGCCCCGTTTGCGATGGCAGATGGGGGCGGCACGTCGTCCGTGCCCATTAAAAAGCGATGGGCCGATCCGTCCGCGGGTGCGGCATAAGTCGAGGCGGCAGACAGAGTTTTCAGCGGATAGCGGACGGGCGCGAAATCAGCGAGCATCGCACCTTGATGCCACTCCCGGCTAATGACCGGTGCAGAGGCCCGGAAATCTGGGACAATTGGTGGAGTCTCCGAGGACATCATGCCGGGAGAACCCGCCGAAATCAGCCCGATACCTGCGATGGATTGGGCTGTCGGCGGAGAAAACATGGGAACAAGAGCCTTAGCCACTGTAAGCAGGTCCAATCGGCGTGGTGCAGATAAGCCGGGATCCGACGACGGCGAACCAGATGGGGCTGTGATGGCCCGTTCACTGTGCCCGCGCATCGGTGCCGTTGAACCTTTGTTATTCGAATCGGCAATACCAGGGCCAATCTGTAAAGCGGCCGCTGCGCGCGTCAGATGCTTCAGACGCATGCCACTACCTTCGACGACGCCATTAAGTGCGATAAGGTCACGGCGGATGGTCGCCACCCCTACCGATACGCCGTTCTCAAGTACAAGATTGATCCCGATGATATACGCGTCAATCATTTGTCATCTCGGACATCAGTCGGGCGAACATCTGTCCGATATGTTCCGCAATGGCGGGCCCAGACCGACGGGCAGCCACGCTCAGAAAGGGATCAGGTGGTCTCACGGCGGTCTCG